TGTGTCGAACCTTGAGCTTGAAGATGGTAACGATTTTCTCTTAGAAGACGAAGGATTCATTTTGATGGAGATTGGCAATGGCTGATAAAAAGATAACACAACTAGATGCTTTGGCTGAGTTGGCTTCCGGCGACCTTTTTGTTGTTGTTGATAGTGTTGACGGTACTCCTGTTAGTAAGAAGATTACGGCTGCTGATGTGGCTAGTTATATCAACAGTCTTGTCGCTGCTGGAGTTACCACTTTGGATGGTTTGGATGATGTCACAATAACGTCCGCTTCTAGCGGACAGTTATTGTCGTATAATGGTTCAGCATGGGTAAATAGCGCACCTGTTGCGGCTTTTAACCCTGTTGAGGCCGCAGTATTCTTGTAGGGAACGATTTAACCACTTATTAGGAGATAACAAATGGCAACTTTTAGCAAGGAAATTCTTTCGGGTAGCACAGATGGCAGGGCAATCAAGGTTGCTGCTACTGCTACGGCTGGCACAACGATTCATACGGGTTCAACTACTGCAACTACTTTTGATGAAGTTTGGTTGTATGCGGTTAATAGTTCTACAGCAGCGGTTAAATTGACGATTGAATATGGTGGCACGACTTCGCCTGATGATTTGATTGAGTTTACTGTTCAACCTGAATCGGGTTTATATTTAATAGTTCCAGGCTTGGTAATTAAAGGCAACGCAACAGCGTTAGTAATTCGTGCGTTTGCTGGTACAGCAAATGTTATTAACATTGTAGGTTATGTAAACCGAATAACGGCTTAAGGTTTAGCAAATGTCTAGATACGGTCAGCGCACACGACCAAGTTCTGCGGTTACGGAATGGTTGGGAATAAAGTTTGGTATTTCAGGTGGACAAGAAACCGTAACTGTCGGTAGTTATAAGTACATTGTTTTTACTTCGTCTGGAACTTTGAATGTAACTGGTTCTGCTCAGATAGATGTTTTGTGTTGCGGCGGTGGTGCTAAAGGTGGTAACCCTTTTGGTGGTGGCGGCGGCGGTGCAGGAGAACTTGATTTATTTACAACAACAACCGTAACAGGCAATGTTACGGTGACTATCGGTGCAGGCGGTACGACTGTCAATACAAATGGTGGCACTACTACTTTTGGAAGTGTCATCACTTCGCTTGGTGGCGGTTATGGCGGCGGTGATGCCGCAACAGGTGGCACTGGTGGTTCAGGTGGCGGTGGTGGTCGTGGCGGTACAGGTGGTGGTGCGTCAGGTTCAAATACCAATGTCGGTTCAGCAGGTGTTGCTGGTAATCGTATTGCGGGTGCGGGCGGTGGCGCAACAGCGGCAGGCACTAGCGCAGGTGGAGGTCAGGGATACACATTGACTTCAATTGATAGCAATTTGACTGCAGCCAATTTTCCGACAACTTTAACAGGTATGACGGTTATTTGTTCAGGTGGTGGCGCAGGCGCATACGAAGCAGGCGGTGGTTTTCAAGCAACAAACGGCGGTACAGGTGCAGGCAACGGCACAAATAGCAGCGTTGCTGCAACATCCGCAACTTCTTACGGTTCAGGCGGCGGTGGCGGTGGCGCTGATGTTAATACAGCACAAGGTCCACCAGGGGACGGAAAAAGCGGCGTAGTAATAATCAGGCAAGCGTTATGAGTAATTTTGCAGAAATAATTAATGGCGTCGTAGTCAATGTGATTGTTGCTGACAATGAATTTGTTGCATCACAAACCGACAAAACCTATGTGCTATGTACTCGTGGCGGTATTGGCTGGACTTATAACTCAGAAGTTGATGTGTTTGTAGCACCACAACCGTATCCTTCGTGGGCGCTTGACGAGAACTATGATTGGCAACCACCAACACCAATGCCAGTAGATGGTAAACGGTATGCGTGGTTTGAACCAAACCAACAATGGATAGAAATAGTTGAGTCGTAGGAGAAAACAATGAAACTATCTAAACAGCAAAAAGCAATGTTCCATTCATATTTGCGTAGTTGTCTAGCGGCAGTTCTTGCTGTCATTGCTACAGGCAACTATGACCCATCAGACCTATCTAAGGCGTTGTTGGCGGCTGCTTTGCCGCCGATTATTCGTTGGGCTAATCCGAACGACAAGGCGTTTGGTCGCAAGCCGTAACTTATGGAGCTATCCGACCTTCTCAACGAGAAGGAATGGAGAAAATGTAAAGGGCCTGAAAACGCAACCTTAGAACAACAGGTTGAGGCATTTGAATATTTCTGTTCCAACTATTGGATGATACGCCACCCTGAACGGGGTCGTATCAAGTTTGAGTTGCGTGATGCGCAACGAGAAACAATTGCCACATGGTTGTCCACTCGATACTCAATAGTTCTGAAGGCACGACAGATTGGGTTCTCTACCCTTGCGTCTGCATATTCGTTTTGGTTAGCTTTCTTTTGGCCTGACAGATTTATCGTCATGCTTTCGCGCACAGAGCGCGAAGCAGCCAAGTTGCTGCAAAAATCAAAGTACGGCTACAAGATGTTGCCGGCATGGATGCGCAAACATGGTCCAGAGTTGTTGTCTGATAACCAACTTAAGATTGTGTTCGCTAACGAGTCTGCGGTTGAGTCGCTGCCGTCAGGCAACGACCCAGCCCGAGGTGAATCTGTTTACCTAGTAATCATTGACGAGATGGCGTTCTTGCCAAACCCAAGCGAAGCTTGGGCATCTATTGAACCAGTTGCCGATGTCGGCGGTCGTGTTATCTGTCTATCAACAGCCAACGGTGAGGGCAATATATTCCACGAACTATGGGTTGGTTCTCAAACCAACACAAATAGATTTACGGGAATCTTCTTCCCTTGGTCTGCTGGCGACCGTGACGAAGAATGGTACGAAGCCAAAAAGCGTGACTTGCCTGATTGGCAGTTAGCGCAAGAATATCCATCTGACCCAGATGAAGCCTTTATTCGTTCTGGGCGTCCTGTGTTTGATTTGGAAGCCTTGCGCGCGTATGAGCCCGAAGAACCAAGTCGTGGTTACTTACACAAAGGAATGGGCAAAGGTGTTTACGAGTTCAGGGAAGATGGTGGTGAACTTGCTGTGTGGGAGTTCCCTGAGCGTGGTCAAGTTTATGTTATTGGTGCTGACGTTGCCGAAGGTCTTGGTCATGGCGACTTCAGTTCTGCGCATGTAATCAATGTTGAAACAGGTTTGGTTGTGGCACATTGGCATGGTCATGTGGACGCAGACATATTTGGTGAAGAAGTTTTGTTTGCTTTGGGTTGGTGGTACAACCATTGCTTGATTGGTGTTGAGTCAAACAACCACGGGTTGACAACCCTGAAAGGGTTGCAACGCGTGGGATACAAGAATCTGTTTCGTCAAAGACGGCTTGGTCAACGCAACCCAACAGTCAGCGAGACTTTGGGTTGGCGTACAACATCGGTTTCCAAACCCTTGGCCATTGACGAACTAAACGGGAACATACGAGATGGTGCTTTGTACATTTCGTGCAAATCAACAATTGCCGAGTTGCGTACTTTTATTCGTGAGCAAAACGGAAAGATGCACGGCTCACCCCACGACGACAGAGTTATGTCTTTGGCTATCTGCAACCAAATGCTTAAATATGTTTGGCTACCCGAATATCGAATTACCGTTGCCCCCAAAAAGAATACGTTTGATTGGTGGAGCCAACACATTCTGAAAGCCCCAAAACCAGAAAGACGACTAATCGGGGCAGAAAATGTCAGAAAAGTAACGATTTAGGATTGTATTGATGCTTTCCATAACCTGCGACAACTGTTCAACAGAGTTTTATGCACCAGAATTGCCAAGGCGGGGTGCTATTTGCTTTAAATGCCACATAGGCACGGTAAATCTAGGGTTTACCTACGGCAAAGAAGACTTCCATGGACCAACCATTAAGGAACGTCAGGAAAAGCAGGTTGCTGATGCCAAGATAAATGGCATCAACGCCGAGCCCGTTGGCAGTCGTTGGATTTAATGCCATGCCTGAAATCTGGGTCCCGATTGTCGTTGCCGTTATTACGGGCCCAGTAGTAGTAGTCCTAAGCAAGCTACGCAAAGAGAACTCAGAACAACATGCAGAAGGTAGGGAGTTGCTGGAAGCAATAGGGGTAAAGGTGGATAAGGTCGGTAGTAAGTTAGATGAACATATTGGTTGGCACAAAGGTAAAGAGGATAAATAATGGCACGAATGACTAACACGGAAATTTTAAAAAAGTATCGAGAGAAGCTGGAACAGTCACGCCGTTGGCGACAAGAAGAACGCTACGACGACCTTTGGAGTCGTCTAATTGATTTGTACCGTGGTAAGCACCATCGCACCGACATCAAAGAAGACCAACTTCTAATCAACATTGCGTTTGCAACCATCAACGTTATTTCGCCCGCTGTATCTATCAATCATCCAAAAATTGCAGTTAATGCTAAGCGACCGGAAGATGCTGACAAAGCAATTGTTACAGAAGCAATTATTAACTATTGGTGGCAACATTATGGTTGCCAAGAACAATTCCGTCGTGCCGTAAAAGATTTTCTTATTTGTGGACATGGTTGGGTCAAAACTGGTTATCGCTATGTTGAAGAAGAAAAAGCAAAAGACGAAACACCAAACTTTGATTCATATGACGAATTAACAACTCCTGGCTCGGAAGCTGCGGTTGAGTCAGAATTAATCATCAAGGAAGATAGAGCATTTCTTGAACGGGTTTCTTTGTTTGATATGTACGTTGACCCAGATGCAACATCAATGGATGACATTCGTTGGATTGCTCAACGCATTCGTCGTCCTCTAGAAGATGTAAAGAAGGACAAACGATACAATGCTTCTGCGCGCGCGGACGCGGCGCCTTCGCATTACTCAAAGTGGGGACAAGACCAGTTCCGTCCACGAATGTCAACCGACAAAGACAACTCATATGTTGAAGTTTGGGAATGGTACGACATTGACAAAAACACAATGTCCGTGTTCTGTGATGGTTCAGATAAATTCCTTGTTTCACCAACAAAGATGCCTTTCTTGTTCGGACATCCGTACACGATGATTCGCAACTACGATGTGCCTGATTATTTTTACCCAATGGGCGAATTGGAAGCAATTGAACCACTACAGCATGAATTGAATCTGACTCGTACACAAATGATGAACCATCGCAAACGGTTCTCCCGTAAGTGGCTATACAAAGAAACAGCATTTGACACAGATGGTCGCAATGCCCTTGAGTCAGATGAAGACAACGTAATGGTGCCAGTTGTTTCCGATGAGGGAATCAACAATGTGATTACGCCGATGCCGGCAGTAATTAACCCACCAGAGTTCTACAATCAATCGCAATTGATTTCTGACGATATTCGTTCAGTCTCTGGACTTAACGAATATCAGGGCGGTGGAATGCCAGAAATCCGTCGCACGGCAACAGAAGCGGCAATTATTCAAGATGCCGCCAATGCCCGTGTTTCGGACAAGTTGGCAATCGTCGAAAAGAGCATTGGAGAGTGCGGTCGTCGTTTGATTATGCTTGCACAACAGTTCATGACCGGACAGCAAGCTGTTCGTATTGTTGGTTCAGAAGCAGAACCAGTATGGCTTGAGTTTGACCGAGACTACATTCAGGGTGAGTTTGATTTTGTTGTTGAGGGTGGTTCAACTCAGCCAATCAATGAGTCATTCCGCCGTCAGATGGCAATGCAGGTTGTAGATGCTATGGCGCCGTTTGCTGGTGCTGGTATTTTGGATATGCCAAAACTTGCAACCTACGTTTTGCAATATGGTTTTGGTATTCGGGGTGCTGCGTCGTTCGTGACCCAACAGCCAATGATGCCAGTTCCGCCACAGGGGGTTGGCCCAGAGGGACAACCACCAGAAACGCCAGGTGGAATGCCTATGCCATCGCAGCCTTTGGCTGAACCACAAGAAATGCCACCAACGGGTGGCATGGCTATGCCGTCAAATATTCCACCAGAAATTTTGGCACAATTGCTTTCGCAAGGAGCGCCGTTAGCGAATACTCAACTACCTATGTAACGCTTTTGCGTTAGGTATAGAGCAAACCGTTGGAGGACTCTATGAGTAATGATAACACCGTTGATAGTGCAATTGAAGCCCCAGAATTTGGACAAGCAGAAGTTAGCACGGAAATAGGTGAAGCCCCTGAAGTAAGCACCGATTATTTTACTTGGGACGAATACGCTGACAAACCCGTCAAACTAAACGTCGCCGGTGAAGAAATTGATGTACCACTTAAAGAGGCGCTTGCTGGATACCAGCGTCAAGCGGACTATACCCGTAAGACACAGGAATTGAGCGAGCAACGAAAGCAAGTGCAATTTGGCGCTGC